CTAAAATCCTTCATCCATTAGCTCAGTGGCCTTCTTATCTGATACGCCGTTTTCTTCTTCAATAAGATGGACGTAGGTGTTAACAGTCGTTTCTAGTTTTTGATGTCGAAGGCGATGTTGAACATAGGGAAGGGACTCATGATTTAAAATAAGAATCGAAGCGTGTGTGTGCCTCATGGCGTGTGTTGTAACTTTGTTGATCTTTAGACGGTTACAAATACGTCCTAGCTCTTCGTTTGCATTCCCATTGCCCACGATTTTCCCTAGTTTGGACCAAAATACTAGGTTCTTAGGGTTTTTCATTTCGTGTAGTTCTAAATAATCTTTCTGCGCGCTGCGATAACTCCTCATAAAACGACAGTAGGCGGGGCCTATGGATATATCTCCATCGGCCTGTCCATTTCCCTTAGTTGGACGAAAAGTCTGTCTACGGGCGTCCCACTGCTGTTTAATGTGGACTATTCCATTATTCAAATCCAAATTATCCCACGTCAGACCAGCAGCTTCCTCGAATCTAGTTCCAGTTTCTAATTGAAACAGCATCATCAGCATAGTCATGTGATCATAATCAGCCGTTTTAATGAGGTATTTACGCAGTTTCTTATAATCGGACAACGTCAAATACTTTTCCTCTACGGGCTTAGGAGGGCGTCCAGTGACGTGTGCCTTGTAAGCAAAGTCACGTTTTAAAATACCATCGGCTACAGCGTCCTTGATTGCGGTGTGTACTTGTTGATGAAGTTTGTGAGATGTGGCAATTCCATGACTGCGACCAAATTCATTCAGAAATTTCTGATAATCCGGCCGTTTAATTGCGCTCATAGGTTTATCCTTAAAATATGCAGAGACGTGACGCCAGTTGCCCATATACAGCTCATGAGTATGACGCGATACACCGTCAGTTTTGTATATTCTGATCCAATCAAGAAAGTAGTGCTTTAGACTCTCAGTGCTACGTGATAAGTCAGCACCTTCCAGCAGAGCATTTTTAGTTTTAGTTTCCCACTCAACAGCGTCAGTTTTGCGCTTTTCTAAATGGGTAACCGACTTATAATTACCGTCATCATCCTTATAAGAGACACGGGCTTGCCATTTACCATTATTAAGTTTGGTTACTGACATGTTTTATTCCTCCCAACTGGAAATAACAATAGGTTGGCATTTCCAAACGTATGTTCTTTTATGTGCTAAAATAAAAGCACTAAAGTAGTAAAGTGCTGTTTATTTTATATATGATATGTGTAATCATATGTAAGTGGAAGAAAGGAAGTGAAGGTTATGAAGAAGGTAGTAGCATATCTTATGTTAACGTCAATGGAGTCGACATTCATTGCATTAATACTGTGGCCGCTAATTCATAGCTATATTCCCTTTGCCATTTGGATATTTTCCATTCTTGTTATTCCGATATTTATTTCTCTGGTTCCTGATCATTCTCTGGCTTTTCCTTCAATTTTAGGTTTTCGTGTGAAATTACGGTTCCAACATCCTTGATCTGAGGTTTGATATTCTTCACTTCATCAGGAACATTTTTTGTTTCTTGTTTGAGACGTTTAAGTTCGGCCTTTTTTTGTATGTGCGAGATTCGGTAATCATCCCACCAATTCAGAATGCCTTTTTTCTTCCCCTCTTTCCCAATTACTAAAGAGATTAAAGTAACAATTCCACCAAAAGTAATTACTTGATTCCCTCCAAGACTAGCTACTGTGTGAATGATGTTTACAATTGCTTGTATGTTTTCCTGACCAGTTATAAATACTAAGGTGCCCGGACAATGAACGTCTGCTTGTAGTTCTACTTGGTGTAAATAATTAGACTGTTCGTCTTTTGCCATTTCGACAATACCTTGCCAATTTGCAAGAGTTAAATCGTCTTCTAATGTGGTGTAGACGGTTAAATGAATTTTTTTATGTTTTTGAAAAAGAGGAAATATTAAAGGATCAATGTATTCCGCGTAACTTGAAATATTAAAAATTGCTTGATGTGCAGACAAAATCCAATAAAGTTCGCCGGGGAGTGATGATCTGTGTATTGTTTTCATCCATGTAACGTTTCGCCGTTTTAGATTTTGATCGACTTTATATTGAATTCCATTGGGTCCGGAGTTTTCTTTTTTTGTTCTTAATTTTGATTTATCAGCATCGAATGGATCTCCTGTAATAACACCTATTGCAAAATAATCAGAACTTTTACCAGGCGTAAGAACAACATCTCCAATTTTCATGTTATTAATAAATTCAAAACATTGAGACGAGGCAATCGTCTGCCAATGTTTGGTTTGATGAGGATAAGAATCAATGTACATTTGATGGATATCTGGGTTTTTTAGTCCATCTTTGGGGCTATCATCGGAGTGGATTGACTCGATAGTTACCTGATTATGTGCAATCGAAATGAAAGAATTTTCAATGTAGTCATCTAGATATTTTCCACCATCAGCACGAACTAACCAGTAACTTGTGTCATCTGGAATTGTTAAAATTTCAAAAGTGTCTTTATTATTCATACTTTAATCCTCGCATTAGTATATACAATATTAATTTGATTTTTGTTAAAATAAATTTTTTTACTAAGCGAGTGACGGGAATCGGACCCGCGACTACAGCTTGGAAGGCTGTCGTTTTACCACTAAACTACACTCGCATAAGAGCCAACAATGGGTTTTGGTCGGCTCAACAGTTAATTAGAATGTACCTACAATTATTTTTGCTTAAGACGATCAACCATATCTCTTTCCATTCCTTGGATTATGCGGTCATATTCTTTCCTTGAGTAGCTATCTTTTGTAAGATAAACGAAAGCATACAGATTAATAAAAGAGGTTAAGTCATTAGTAATGTTATCTATGAGTTCGTATTTCGACATATCTTTATCCATAATCTTACCTTCTTTCTTTTAAAAGTGGGTGGCAGGGATTGAACCTACATAACAATTTCAAACGAGAGAGAAGGGCTGAAATCGTTACTCTACCATTGAATTACGCCCACGTGATGTACGTACTAAAGTAAGCGGTAGTATGGGTTATTTGTTACAATGCGAGTGGCAGGAATCGAACCTGCATTGGAAGGTAGACTATATTGAATTAAAGGAACCGTTCTACCGTTGAACTACACTCGCAAAAAAACTTGCAAATACGATTTTAAGATCTATAATGTTTTTAAGCATGTTTCGTACATGCCCCTTGAGGTACATTCTCTTTCGTGGTGAGGGAGAATGTATTTTTTTATGTTAAAGCGAGCGGCAGGAGTCGAACCTACATCTGTTAGTATCTAGTTAGCAATTCAAAGGAGCACCGTTCTACCGTTGAACTACGCTCGCGTGAAGCCCGGTGAGGGGCTTGGAATTGTTATGGTCTTGCGTATTGGTTTCCACGACTAGCTTGCTGTGCACCATCTGCTTGAGCAGAACTTTGACTAATATATTGATAATTACCTGGATTAGTCACTTGGCTATAATATTTGTTTGAATTGGATACAAATACCATGCCGGAAGCGGCCACTGTCCATGAGCCATTAGTAGTGTATGCGGAATTCTGTTTTGTTGAGACAGAACTGGAGCTATTAGTCGTACTAGTTTCTGAATGTTTTTTAGGTGCTTCAGAAACGTATTTTTTGCTTGATTCAGAGCGACTAGAAGATTGATAAGCTTTGGCATCATTGCTACCATTATTGTAATTAATTTTAATGCCTTCAACCGAGTTAATTACAACCACTTCTTTGTTTAGCTGGTTATCTGAAGATTTAATGTCTACCAGCGAACCACGAGGAATTCGTTCATTTCCTTTATAGAGTGGAGTTGTTTCGTAGGAAACAGTATTCTTAGAGTTAGAATGCGTATTCCAGTAGTTTTCAACCAACTCTTCAGCATAGCGCATACCACCTTCTTGATTTGCACCAACATTTTGAGGCCTTGTGCCGGTTGTAAAATTATATTCCGATGTATATGATCCCGAGCCCAAAAGACTATCTGCAATTGAATGGCTTCTATTGTAAAGAAAACCGTGGTAAACACGATCTGTTAATCCATAATGAATAGCCACTTTAGGGTTGGTGCTTGGCCATGAAGGTGGATCTAAGGGCGTTCCTTGTCGACTACCTTTAGAAGCTTGGTACTCAGCATAGGTAAGCATAGCTTTGGCTACTGATGAGCGGCCTTGATTATCAGCTGAAAAAGCATATTTACCAGCTTTCATACTATCAAAGTTAGTAAGCTTGGCCTTGCCATTGTCCCAATAATAGTTTTGCGTTGGTCCGGCAGACTCTTTGTCTGTATATGAAACTAACTTAGTTAGAACTTGAGTGCTATTGTTAGTCGCCGTTTTAGCAGTGGATGAGCTTTCAGAACTAGCTTTAACTTTGCTTTCAGATAAAGAGGTTGCTTTTTTTCTTTTAGCAGCGACTAGGCTGCTTGAGTTTGAACTTAATTCGCTTGATTTGTTAGTGCTATTTCCACAAGAAGCTAGTGCTAGTGATGCCAATAGAACGGCACCGATGGTTAATCTTTTTTTCAATTGAAACTCCTCCAAATTAACATTTATCCAAATAAATTCCCTATGATGATTAAATTCTAACCCTTAGCTTTTAATGACATCCTGACTGGTCAATGTGAGTGGCATGAACCCGCATGGCAATAAGAAATAAGGGAAGGGTATCCCATAAGAAGTTGCCGTTCTGCCGTTGAACTACACCCACGTTTGTAATAATTTAGTGATGAAGCTTTTTATAGAGAAAATATGCAACTAATGCTGATATAATTGCCACAAATAATAGCTCAGTGATCCACTTAATAGAGGACATGCTTTTTAAAAAATAAGTTAAAGAATTGAACATTGGTGATTCTCCTGTGTTTGATTGAGTTAAGAATCTCTATGCGAGCGGCAGGAGTCGAACCTGCATTGGAAGGTAGGCTATATTTGAATTAAAGGAACCATTCTACCGTTGAACTACGCTCGCGTGAAAGCCCAATCAAGGGCCAGTTATAAATTGCTATTTCATACCAGATTGAGTTTTACCACTCAATGTTCCATTGGTGAAAGTAACGTTAAAGTTCGCACCTAATACGCCTTTGACACCTGAGGTATATCCTTCAAAATAGTGCATTGTGTTATTGTTGTGGTTGATTAAAGTTCTTTAGGGAAGCTAAATATAAAGAACCACCAATAATTGCGATAATTCCGCCAATCCAACCTAAGAATGGAATAAGTGCGATTGCGCCGCCGACAATTAGTAAAACACCTGGTGCAGTATTTACTCTTGAATCGCCTTTATAATAAATTAATGCAATGATGCCTAGTGCTAAAATGGCAATTTTCAAAATGTTTAATAAAGCCACTGTACCTGATGTGCTTGTTGCTGATCCAGTTGCCGCATCGCTTAGGGCGCCACCAGCGACAAACCAGCCCCCAAATAATAAGATGATTCCGCCAACTAATCCCACGATTCCGTTGGTAAGCGCTAAATTCTTTGTCTTCATGCTGAAGTTCCTCCTCTTTTAACAGCTTTTAATGTCGATCAGCTTATTGGACATAATTTTTTAGTGTTTCCCTTAATCATTGATATCCGATGGTACCCCGTATTGATAGGACAGTTCTCTGTATGAATAGGGAATATGGCCATTCTCCTCAATAAACAGCATTCCCATCAATCCAACTGAAAATTCATCAGCTTCACGTTCAAACTTAGAATATCCATGTTTAACGGAAGTGTAGTACCCAATCAGCCCCTCATGGAATATAACGTGTCCTAGTTCGTGGCCGAGTATGAAATACTGTGTAGGCGTGTGTTTAATAGAATTATTGAGTAGTATGATAGGCTCTTGGTTGTCATAAGCATTTTTACCCAGAGGCATTGCCCCGAAGTCACACCATTCCACTTGTATGTTAAGCTTTTCCGCAATTACAAACGGGTCCGCTGTGTGATAACGATTGACAATAGTTTTAACGATATCTTTTACTCTATCCATAGATACAACTCCTAATCATGCTTGTGGCGTTTCCAGAATATTGTTGCCATAGCCACACGCACTTGTTGTTTTTCTTCTTCAGTAAGATCTTCACCCCCATAGGTCATCGAACCCTCATTCGCTTCAAGAAAATCCTTCAGGTCAATGGTATCTTTCTTGGTTGCCCATTTGGGGGTCTTGTTATTACCTAAAAGATAGTCCGTGGTTACACCATAAATATCTGAAATTTTTGTCAACATTTGAAGATCAGGTTCACGTGTACCATATTCATAATTTGCGTAGGTTCCGAGGTTGGATATGCCAAGCTTTTTTGCAACATAAGTTTTAGTCCATCCTTTTTGTTCACGTAAATTAGTAAGCTTATTGCTTAATTCAGACATTTACTTCACCTCTTTGAGTAGATTATATAATAGTTAAACATAATATTTAGGAAAATAAACAAAAAGTGTAAGAAAAAGTGTTGACTTACACTAAATGTGTAGTATTATAAAGGCTGTAAGTTAAACATAAAGTGTAACGAGGTGATATTAATGAATGTTCCGGTTGTAAAAAAAGACGCCAATTTAGTTCTCAGAGATATTCGGAAGAAGAAACATTTAACTCTCGCAGAATTAGGGCATTCCATGAATTTACGTTCAGGACAGGCTTTGGCAAACATTGAATATGGGACTAACAAATTGACTTTGGAAAAAGCTTTTTTAGCAGCTAACGCTTTAGGAGTTAGTGTTAACGTTTTTTTACAAACAAAAGTTAAACAATATGAATAGAATTGGAGGCGGCAAAATGAAACAAAAACAAGTAACACAATTGTTAGTCGAGTTACACGAACTTAATAAAACGCTCAAAACTATCGCAAGTAGTCTTGAGCGCAAAGAAGTAAGCCATGATATTTTCCCAGGGATTGCTTTTAAAGCTGCCCCGGTATCAAAAGAAGAGTTTGTAAAACATTATGGTGAATACGTAAAGAGATGTAGCAACTAATATCCGTATTCAGAAAGGAACTGGCTACTGCGTTCTTCGTTAGTAGACCATGCATCAAAGCGAACAATTGAAACACGTTGTGATTTTTCTATCTTACTAAGTTCTTGTTTCAGTTCAGTGATTGTTAGTTCTGATTGAATTGCAATCTGAAAGGGAAATATTTGAACCCATTTATCTGGAGATAGATTCTCTAAAGTTGTTCGAATGGTCACTGCAAATTCAGAGTTTAGATCTTTTTCTGGATTAAAAGTTACTAAATAGTTATTCATTAATATCACCTCCTTGCAATCATTATATCGCAGGGGTAGTGAAAGGAGGCGAGAGCGTGATTAGTATAATCATGGCACTTATTGGGCTTTATTTGGTTATTATTCACGCAACCGTTGATCTCGAATGGTTGAAATGGTTTTTGCTAAGTCTGGGTATTTTAGCTGCTTTGCTAACTTTGACCCTTCTTGTAAAAGGATATCTTCCATTCTGATAAAAGCGTCATTGTATTCTGTATCTGCGTCCTCAAAATCAGTATTGTCATCTTCTAATTCAAGCAAGTTCATAAAAGCACGAAAGAACTTAGGAAAAATCTCAGCACTTTTTGATCCCAACAAATGTGTGTGACTTGAAATCAAATCTAAATACTTACTGCGAGCGCCTAAAGACAACTCACTAGGCAATATATCTTCCGGGGGTGTTATTAAAAGTAAATTGAAATATGGCACATAAAGCTTTTGGTACCGCTCGCGTAACACATCATATTTTCGTTGGTGTGCTTGTGTGTTTAAACCAAAGAAATAGGATATTGCAACGGCAAACAAAGGAATACTGGCAGATACTATCTTCACTAATGCAATTGAAGCAGATGCCATTAGATTTATTTTTCCACCTCGTTGTAAGGCGGGAAGTCGAAGAAGTCGTGGACGCTGATGCCGAGAGCAGAACAAAGTGAATGCAATAGATCTACTTTTGGAACACTCTGCCGGTAAATGAAAGAACTCACTGTTGATTGAGTAACTCCTGCTAACGTGGCCAAACGATTGACGGTTAAATTACGCTCGCGCATAAGATCATACAAGCGTTGAATTATTAATTCTGATTCAGTCATAAAAGATCCTCCAAACGTGTTTGCGTTAATCGTAAAACAAATTCATTTAAAAAAGTTACGCTGTTGCGTTGACAATTTACGCAATGGCGTTATAATAAAAATACAGTTACGCAAATGCGTTAACTTTAAGGAGATGAAAAATATGATCGGCTCAGAAATTAAAAAGAATCGTTCCAAGCTTGGCTGGACGCAAGCAAAGTTAGCGGATGCTGCGGGCGTATCACAGAGTACTGTAAATACTCTCGAAAACCGAACAAAGCATCCTGATGCTGTAACACTAAATTTACTTGCCAAAGCAATGGGCGTAACCGTGGATGACTTATTAGAACCTAAGGAGGTGATTAAGTAATGGAAGTCACACAAGAACAGTTGCACGAAATGGTCCAATCGGAGGTAAACGCAGCTATTGCCGCCAAAAGCCTAGCACCAGTCAAAGCAAAAAACACTGCTTGGATGGAGCTTAAAAACGATATTTCAAAATTTGTCAACGAGAAGTACGGTAAGAACCCAAAAGCTTATTCATTGTCAGACGCAGTTAAAACGATCATTAGATTCCATGTAGGTGTGTCTAACGTATATCAAATTAACGAGAGCAACATTGATGAAGCGCGTCGAATATTTGAGTTACTAAAAGCAAATATTTAATTTTCAAAGAACGGAGGAAACAAAATGACACATCTATCACGAACTACATTAATCAATGCACTAGCAAAGGTTAAGCCAGAAACGCCAAGAGTAATGTTTGAGGCACTAAGCGATAAAGCACTAGATGCTGAATTTCGAGCAGTAACGGCCGAGTATAACGAGCAAGCTAGCCAACTTATGTCAGTTTCATATTAGGAGGTGCGCACATGTCAGATACGATATTGATTTTGTATGAGGCTCCAAAGGGTTTCCAATTCATTAGCGAAGAAGAATACGAGAGGTTCCAAGCCTGGAAGCAAGCACAACATGGTATTCGTACTTGGAAGCTTAAAGATTTGGCCAAGTATAAATACGGAACTAAATCAACCGAACGAGCCTCACGATATTTAACCAAGCATCGCCATGATTTGGATATTGAACAGGGTGGCTTTATCGACTACGCAAATACGCATAACGGCTGGCAGATTCCAGCAGCTGAGATGATGGATTACCTATTAAGCCATCCCGACTAACTAAATTATAGGTGAATTACACGGAAAGGCCATATAAAGCCCTTTCCAAAATACAGAGGTGTAGGTATGAAGAACAAGTTTGCAGAGCAATTGTCATTAGCGTTGGACAGGCATAAAGAATCAACACAGCAGCAAGTTGCCGATGGGACGCATATTTCTCCCGGGCAGTTGTCACGATTGAAAAACGGGTCAAGGAACACTGATCCACAAATTCGGAAGTCGTTAGCAAATAAAATTAACGATTTTTGGCTTAAATATTCTGGCGCGCGAGAGAATTTTGGAGTGCTGTCATTCCAGAATGACAGGCGTCTAAAGGGTGATATGTTCTCAGCCCTAATGCGTCAGAAGAAAGAGCAGCAAGAACGAGAGGCAATGGAAGCTGAGTTTGAGAATGCTATTGTGATTAATCCAAACGATCGGACACCAGCGCAGCAGCTAGTTATTGAACGCTACCCACGTGAATACGCGGAAGAGATCAGCGCAGAGATAACTGATTTAGCTAAGAAAGCTGAGTATGCTGGCATCTCGATGGATAAATTGCAAGAAGTCATCGATAAAGTTAATCGGGAAAATGGATAGGAGGAAATAGCAATGATTGAAGGAGCATTAGTAGGCTGCGCGTTAACTGCATTGTGGTTCAAGCGTCATGAGGTTGCTAGTTGGTTTGGAATTTAAGGAGATAAAGAGACATGACAAGAACACTAGAACAATTGGTATGTGTACTATGGGAAATTAAAAAAGACCTCCACGTTATTGCGAGTAACATGGAAGCCAATGACAAAAGTGGTGATACTGAACAAATGACGCTAGAAGAGTATGAAAAAAAGACTAGGAAAAGATATGGTCATTAACATAATTCCATTCTTTCTCTGTTAGCCAACCAGCATGATCATCCTTAAAAATCTTAGTTATAAAGAATCTGTCGTTACCGTCGGCATTATCTTTTAATTTATCCATCATTTCCGATGCAGAAAGATCACTTTTGAGGAGATATGTTGAATCCCAAAAATGGCACCATGTTCCGTTTGAAATTTTATTTTCGATAGTTTCTTTAATTTCTTTATATCTTTGGCCAGGATTATCAAGGTCGTAAGTCAACATATATGGTTCACTCATGAATATTCACCTCGTTTAATTGGAATGACTAAAGTATACAACTAAAATCTGAAAGGAGATGAAGACAATGAAATTTACATTCCGTATTGGAAACGTGCTTTACAAACAGATCACGATTGAAGAATTGAATAATCTTTTTGACACGTTTAAGGAGGTCGAACGAATTGGAAGTATGCAAAGCATCGCTAAAGCCTAAATTTGAGTACGAAAAAAGCTGCTCGAGTATTGGAAGTACCCGTGCAGCTAAGACGCTTAATAAATTTATTTTCGAGTTCTATTGTACTCCGAAACTGTCACTAAGACAACGTTTGGTACGGAGGTGGGCGAAATGATACCAGCACAGGCAGATTTAAACGAGCATTGGCAGCAACGTAACGACTCACGCGACTGGGTACTTGACGCAGATAACTATTGCTACGATGGTGACGAGTTCGACAAGGCACAGTTGTTTCAAGATTACATCGATAACAATGACTTTAAGCAGTGGGCGACTGATATGCAGGCCGATATGTTAAGTGCCATTTGTATCGTCACTTTCGGTTCGACTGACGTGAGCGTGTTGTATCCAGATCAAGGTAAGGAACCTAATTGGCAATGGTTGATTGATGTGTTTGGTCAAGCCCGTCTATGGGATGAGCTACTGGCACACATCGACACGGACACGATGATGACACGTCTGGGCTATCGTTGGGTATCAGAGGAGGAAAAAGCATGAGTAATGAGTTAGTTACGATGGTTAATAACAATATTGAGGATATGAAGAATAATGAAGGCTTGTCATTACCACCTGATTATTCAGTAGGGAATGCATTAAACAGTGCTTACTTGATTTTGAGTGATACGTCTAAGGGCCAACCATTACTTGATAAGTGTGACCAAGGATCAGTTATCAAGGCGTTGATGAACATGGCAATTCAAGGATTGAGCCCAGCTAAAAACCAATGCTATTTCATTCCTTATGGCAACCAGTTAGTCATGCAGCGCTCCTATTTCGGCTCAATTAGCGTTGTAAAGCGTCTTTCAAACGTTAAGGATATTCAGGCACAGGTTGTCCACAAAGACGACACTTTCAAGATTGGTGGTGAAAATGGAGTGTTGGTGGTTAAAGAGTTCGAGCCAAGCTTTGAGAACCTAGATAAGCCAATTATCGGGGCCTTTGCATGGGTCGAAGATCTGAATGGCAACCGGACATACACTGTTATGACTAAAAAAGACATCGACACCAGTTGGAGCCACGCTAAGACGAAGAAGGTTCAAAACGAGTTCCCAGAGGAGATGGCGAAACGTACAGTTATCAATCGAGCTGCGAAGTTCTATATTAATTCAAGCTCAGACAACGATTTATTTGTAAAAGCAGTTAATGAAACCACTAGCAACGAATATGAGAATGACGATAGAAAAGACGTAACACCGACTAAAAGGTCATTGGTAGCTGATGTAGCAGAGAATAAAGCTGAGAAGGTAGAGTCTGCCGAACCAGTCAAAGAACCCGTTAAAACAGCTGTAAAGGAGGCACCAAGCAATGATCAAGAACCTGTCAAAGACGAAGTCGACCAGCAAAATCTCTTCGACAACCTCAATGATGTTGGATCAGAAGCTGACGCCGAATAATTATTATGAGAGCTGGACTGACCGGGCCTACATGTCGCCGACGGTGTTTAAACGGTTTCTAGCATGTGAAGCAGAAGCGTTAGCCGAGTTGCAGGGTAAATGGGAGCCAATTATGAACTCAACGGCGCTAGTCGTTGGAAATTGGCTTCACAGCTACTTTGAAAGCGAGAAAGCTCATGCCAAGTTTGTTGATGAACATCCAGAGGCAATTTCAAGCCGGGGCCCAAGCAAAGGCCAGCTCAAAAAGGACTTCAAAATTGCTGAATCCATGATTGAAGCCTTATCTGACGATCATGATTTTAATCTTCTTTATCAAGGCGATAAAGAAGTGATTGTAACTGGTGAAATCGGTGGTTATCCCTGGAAGGGCAAGATTGATTGCCTCAATTTGAAACAAGGTTACTTCGTTGATCTAAAGACGACCGCTGATATTTATAAGGGTTATTGGAATGAAGAAAGCCGTGAACGGGAACCATTTGTTTATGCGTATAACTATCAGCTTCAAATGGCCGTGTATCAGGAAATGATTAAGCAGCAATTTGGCGTGACGTGTAAACCGTACATCGTGGCAGTAAGCAAACAGGATCCACCAGACAAGCAGGCTATTGATTTACCGGAGTACCGACTTACTAATGCTATGAACCAGGTATTGGAATCTCAACAGCATATTCAAGATGTCATTAAAGGCGAAGCAGATCCTACCCAATGCGGACATTGTGCTTATTGTCGTAGTACCAAAAAGTTAGAGAGTGTCGTTAGTGCAGACGACTTGCTCATTGATTGATGAAACAGAATTGGCTTGAATGCAGCAGTGACTGAATCCACCAAATGGGTGAGAGGCCCATTAGTAAAGGAGGGACGAATTTGGATTACTTCAAACAACGACGAGCCTACCGTAATTTTAAAATGTATGAAGCGAGTGTCTCTAACGGCCAAAATAATCTGTATCGCGAGTTACTAGACTATGCGAACGACGAAGGCAAGTTGGACGTTCAGTTTCGCATGAAAAATTCGGCATTACTCAGTCTGACAGGACTATCCGAACCCGGCCTCGATAAAGCACGCAACTCATTAGTGCAACTAGGACTAATTAAATACGTTAGAGGCAAGAAAAATGTTAAAACACCTGAATATCGCATTATTAATTTATATAGTAGGTCAGCTGGTTACCCAACCAGTAACCCAACTACAAGTCATAAAAGTAGGCCAACTGGTTTAGATAAAGTAGGTCAACCGGTTGGGCAAGGTGGAGGTCAACCAGTAGAACATAAAGAACTTACTAGTACTGACCCTGACTTGACTGATACTGACTCTTATGATGATGACGCGGGTGTCACGCGCGAGCAGGTCATTAACGATTGGACCAACCTGTGGGGATTTCCAAATGGTATTGCCCGACCTGAGATTGATGAATGGCTGGAAGAGTTCAAGCCTGAGGTGATTGCCTATGCAATTTGGGTTGCTGGAGAACATCAGATTGGATCTAATGCATGTTTGAAATACGTTCGTGCAATTGTTGCGGGTTGGAAGAAACGAAATATTACGACGTTAGAGCAGGCTAAAAAGGCTGCTGCTAATCATGACGACCGCATGAAGAGCGAAAGAAAACCTAGTGGCTATTCAAAACCACGCCGTAAAGAAGTTACGCCAAAGTGGATGCAAAACGGCGCTTCTCGGGCGGATTCTAAGCCAAATTCAAGTGATAACCAGCAGGACGATATGAGTGACGAGGATTTTCTAGCGCTCATGAACAGTCAGGAGGAAGCTAAATGAATTGGGGTAATCAATTAGTCAATTTAGCCGCTAACCATGCCTATGAACCGGCCGCGTTGCATTGGACTAAGCAGCGTATGAAGCGGCATTTAAAGGCCGGTGGTAGTGCGCAAGATGAGGTGTGCGCTCATGAGTACAAGCTATTTGCACTCGAGGTTTTAATTATTGAATATCAGCGGGATGGCTTAAATTTTGATTTGACCCAATGTTGGGGTAAGCCAGCCGAGTATTTTATTGATTTAGAGCAAGCTAGACAAGGATTGCAAACGGAGGTGAGCGCATGAATGAATTGATTAAAATCACTGAAAAAGATGGACGGCAGTTAGTGTCTGCCCGGGATCTATATAAAGGACTTCAAATTGCACAACGCTTTAGTCGTTGGGTCGAAAATAATTTTTCTTTGTTTGATGAAGGGGTCGATTTTGACAAGTGTACATCAAGTACGGTTGTCAACAATGGAGCCGTACGGGAAATTGACGATTATGTTATTACACTTGACATGGCTAAGCAATTAGCAATGATGGTTAGAAACCAAAATGGTAGCCGTTATCGTAACTATTTCCTAGCTGTTGAAAGACGATGGAACAACCCTATGGAGGTTATCAAGCGCGGATATGGGTTTCTGATGAGGGAAAACGAGCAGTTGAAACTGGAGAATGAACAGTTGCAAGGGCCAGCTAGATTAGGCCAAGCAGTTTCGGGCTCAGACGATTCTATCAGCGTTGGTAATTTTGCTAAGGTATTACGCCAGCGCGGTATTAAGACTGGTCAAAACCGCTTGTTCGATTGGCTAAGAACTCATGGCTACCTAATAGCGATGGGGAAACGTTACAACTCACCGACCCAACGAGCGATGGAGCTGGGAATCATGGAAGTGAGAGAAACCGTGATCACCACTAACCATGGTTCAAAGACACGCTTTACGCCCCTAATTACGGGCAAGGGGCAGCAGTATTTTGCTAATAAATTTTTGAAATCGAAGTCAATGGTCAAAGAGGGGTGAGCGCATGACTGAAACACAGGTGCTAGTAATTAACGCTGATCTACCCGATATCGATCACCCACTAGCAATAGGGCCAGAACCGGAAATGTTTAAGCTCGCGCAACATAACTACAAATCTGGTGAATGGCCGTTCCCGGTTAGACTGGTGAAGCCTGGGACTAAGGTACGCAGTGATGTGGCCTACTTAGCTAGTATGTTACCAGATCCCCAAGCTGAGGAACGTGAGCAAATTAGAGATATTCGCCGTGCTCATCGTGATGGTAACCATACGATAAGGGCGTTGACCGATGAGACTGGCTATATTAGTCAGCGGGTTAGCTATCTAGTGCACAAGTACAGTTTGCCGTTGCGGAACGGCTACTGGCGTGCTGAAAAGTACGACAATCCCAACGAAATTATTACTGGACAAACAGTTGATTTGCTAGGTGATAAGATCGGCGCCCCAGCTAGATCGATAAGGCAAGCAAGCTACTCAAATGGCATTGTCTGTGGCTACTACATTAGCCGGGTGCCGAAAGTATGAGTAAAGTCGTGATTAAAGGCGAACTACCTAGCTTAAATGAGTACATCAAGGCTGAACGGGCCAATCGGTATGCGGCAGCTAACCTAAAGAAGCGGTACACGGCCTTATGTAGTGTATATGCGCGGGCTAGTCATAATTCTGGAGTTGAATTTAATTGGCCTTGCAAGCTTAAATTTACGTGGTACACAAAGAACAACCGAAAAGATGCGGACAATATCGCGTTTGCTAAAAAGTTTGTGCTGGACGGCTTTATGAAGGCTGGGCTTTTAGGCAACGATAATCGAAAGCACATCACAGGATTCCAGGACGAATTTGCCGTTGATAAACGAAATCCTAGAGTAGAAATAGATGAAATCACGGAGGACGAAGATGCCTAAACACACTAAGAAGCGTTCAACGATTAAACGGAAGCACCGGCGCATGAAGGAACACGCCGAAGCAAACAAAAAGCCGCCCGTTAAGGCGACCAGTCACGGGACCACTCGAATGACCGTTGTAAGTATAACATAAAAAAGCGCTGCCATCGCTGACCGCGCTACAACTAATTACGAATAAGTTAATTATAGCATACGAAAGCGGAGGGGCGCATGATGGGCGAACAGCAAGTTATTTCAGATGAAATTTTTCCACCAATTGACCAAGATAAAACAATTAAACAGGTGCGGCGGTTCTTGGATAAGAAGTTACCGCAAGCAGTTCGGGCGTCCGGCCATTCGGTCGCTGATTTAAAATCGCCTAGCATGGATGGCATGCCTAAGTCGGCCCCAGCTGGTAATTCGGCCGAGGATCGGATTACACGCCGCCTGTACGCTGAGCAAATTGTCCGACAGACTATTCAGGCCATGGCTCGCTGTGATCATGAGTGCCAGGAGATATTAGATCGGCTATATTTACAAGGTTACAGCGACACGATGTGCTACATGGATATTGGCTACAGCAAGACGCAGTATTTTGACCGCTGGAAGCCATTGGCAATGCTGCAGTTCGCACAGAGCTATTACCTAGAAGACCTGAATATTTACCAAAACCGAACTCAAACCGGACTTTAACCGAACTTTTTCCGAACTCAAGCCGGACTTCATAGCAATAAATTGGTGGTAAATTAGTATTATCGATAATTGGTTAGGGCGACAAATAAACGTTTTTCTGATAGCTCTAGCCGTTTTATGTGGCGGATTAAGGTAAATACGGTATTTATTATGCTGTATGTGGTTCGAGTCCACATCGCCACTTTAGACGGGCACAGATGTACAGTTTGTGTTGCCTCCTTGATTAGTTGATATAATTGCCCGTCTATTAAGCAGATATTATCTAATTGGCAAGATAACGGTCTCCAAAACCGTCTATATTGGTTCAAATCCAGCTATCTGTGTAGCCGGCGGATTTATAAGGGGTGATGTGCTCCTCTCTGCCGCCGGCATTAGTCTTCGTATTTAACATCGGCCGTTAAATGTGAGTATCGCTGTGGGCTAATTGGCAAGCCACAATGGGATGTAGGTTCGATTCCTACCGGCGATATATAGGAATATGTGGAGTAAGTCTAGTTAGTTGCTAGAATTTTTTGTTTACAAAAAAGGAATATAAGATTATTCTAACTAGATGAAGAATGCTATCAATCGAAAGGAGGAAATACTGATATGACTGCCTTTGTCATTTATTATTGGTACAAAACAAAAGAAGCAGATAATATTTTGAACGAGTTTGTATGTATGTGTAAACAGTTAAATCTGAATTATATTGGTGTTGGTAATAATGCAATTGCTATTGATTACCATAATTTATTGAGTGTATCAGATGATAATTTTAGTCAATTCTTGGTTGAACACTACATTAGAAGAGTAATATTCACCACTAATAAGTATATAGAACTTATTAGTGAATTTTCATTAGATAATTATGAGCTAGTTGATATTTATTATGGACCTGCAGATGATGATTTGGAGGCAGAATATCAGTTTCAGTCCCTCATTGAATCGAATGATATGATCGAAATTATTGAATCAATTAAATATGTAAAATTAGAGCTAGAATATGATATTCAACGTTTAACTTATAGGGAACCAAATTCTAAGTTGAAAATTTTTATTGATAGAAGGGGTCTAGTTACATTTGAAAGTGGTACTGAGTCAATCGAGATTAGTAAAACTTTGCGAGCTTTAGTTTGTGGGAGTGCAGCCTGTGATTAATAAGCTTATAGAATTATTGAAAAAATATGAGGACAAACTGAATACTGTCATAGTGGGGCTAACAAGCAGTTATATTGTTATAAATCCTGATAATTTTATCACTAAGTTAATTTCTTTCTTTATACAACCAACACAGAAAAATGGTAGTTGGATTAGAACAGCAACAGTAACTATTTCGACTTTGGTGGTCTGGAGTCTTGTTATCTTTTTTGAATTTTTAATTTCAACCGTGTTTATGAGATCAACTTTAAAGCTATATTTTTGTGCCACAAGTAAGCAACAAATAAAACAAATCAAATTAAAAGTTAGTAACGATGTACAAAAAGAGGATATCGAGGCATTGGCGTTTAATATTAGGGGGAAACCAATAAGATGTATGCATCTGTGGTTGTTGAGACTGACTAATGCAGATATCAAGCTTCAATTGAGTGGAAAATTTCTGGTACAAATGGTATCGGATGATATAGATGCAGAAAATATAAAAATACATGAGAGTGATATTGTAATTAGTAATTTTTTTCGAAAGATAACATATGGCGCCAATATCGATACACAGTATCATTTTCAAGTTTTTCCAACATCAACCGAAAAAGGCAATGTAGAAATAATACCTAGTTTCAAAAGTCGTTTAAGATGGGTTATATTACGAGTTGACAGCGAAAAACTAAAAATAACTATTCTTTGAGGAGGGGTATAATGTCAAAGTCTGAGACAATTAGGGCAGTAATCTTTAAGGATTCCAAGATGTCTAACTTAGATGAAATACAAAAAAAAGTTAACAATAGTAAAGTTACAATCGAAGAAAAGATTAATTTTAATAAAGATTTTAAAAAGATTGCTGAGTCACTTCCAAATTCTGATAAAACACTATATTATTCGTGGAATAAGACACAGCCAATAAATAGTATACAGTATGATTCCCCGGAAGGTGAAATAATCCCAGTGTCGTATTTAAAAGCAGAAATCTGTCTTGAGATTTCTAGTCAACAAAAGTATGACAAGACAAGAATGAATATTTTACCGAAAGATAAAAGAGTCGATAAAAAGAACATTACTGTAATGTTCTTATCTGCAATGGGCGGATGCTACTGTTTAATCTTTACAGGGAATGATACTTATTTTAGGCGTTGTCTAAAGTTGATAACTGAAACAACCAAGTCAGGGTTGGAAATAAGTCGTCTTGATCGACAAATTTTTACGTGGCTTTTTTTTGTGAATGATTCTGTTAAAAGAAATATCACAAAATTAGTTAGTGTTGCTGATATAGAAGGATTTGTCGGGACTTTGCAAGATGATGATCTTAGCTTAAGCGTTCCAAATTTAGAATATCCAAATAAGATAACAGGTAATGCACAAAGACTATCAAAAATGTTTGTAACAAAGGCGTTTATTTCACTCGGTTACAAATTCACGGGTGTACAGATTGAACTAAAAATGAAGAAGGAAGATAAAAATATTTCCAATGCAAATACTGGTATGAAAAATGTAAGAGAAGTACCTGTATATGATACTGTTGAAGTTAGCTTTGATGAGGAAAAAACAATTAAGTTAACTAACAATGGGTCGAATATTACAACTTATTATTCTTCAGAAGGTAAGGTTGAAAACGCAGTTCTTTACATCTATTCGTTACTTTTTCCATTGATTATTGAGACTTATAATACAAAAAAAGATATGTTTATGAACGAGTTACCAATTTATTCTGCAAAACTTGGTAAAGAAGTAATCGACAAGATAGTCTCGAAGAACCCGAGTGTTGCATTATTGAATCAAAATGATATAAAAAAGGAGTTAGATCAAAACATAGTAAATTGATTACGGCCTCTCGTCAAACTACGGGAGGCTTTAATTTTTATGATTAATACATATGATTTTAAATTTAAGGGGAAAAGTAATTTTCTTTGTAGTAATTTTATGGCAACGGTGTATACCATAAAAGCAATATTACAAACAGCTCTCACTTGTCGGCGGGAGTTTTTTTGATACATAAATTCGGGAGTGACGTCATGGCAGTAATGATACACAGCAAGTACGGATACGAGCCACCAGAGTGGGTGCAGGCCGATGCCCGCTTGGATAAGTGGTGCAAGAATAAGAAGCGTCGTGCTAAACAGCATGGCGCTTTTAGTTTGGAAAACAAAGCTAAGCCGGTATATCAAGCTTCACAGGGTGATGGATTTAAATTGGGAAATAAAGGTTAATTCCAAACCCGTCGATTTCGACTGGTTTAAAAACGGAGGTGTGGTGGTATGTAATGGTACGAAAGTTAACGCCCAAACAGCGTAAATTTGCTAATGAATTCATTAAAACTAACAACGCCTATCAATCGGCTATAAACGCAGGCTACGCAAAGGGTACAGCTCGGAACGCAACTAAACAATTACTGGAAAATACTGGAATTCATGAATATATCATTAAAAAGACTGGCAATGTTGAAAAACGTGAGTCTGACGAAGCTGACGAAGTGCTAAAAAACATCTATCGTATCAGTGCTGGCAAAGAGATTGAACGTCATTATGTAAAGATTGATAATCTTGCTAAAGAAGCAGTGGGCGGTGATGATTCGATTGAAGCGCGAATGGAGTACATGACTGATGAGACCACTATAACGCCAGCTTCTACCAAGGAGCAGGTGGCCGCTGCTGAACTATGGTTTAAGTTAAGTGGCCGACTAAAAAATGATAGCAAAGATGTTGAAGATCAAAAGATTCGCAAGCTTAAAGCTGACGCGGATATTGCGGAGGCTAAAGCTCGCATTATGAATGCCTCAACCGATAGTACTGAAGCAAAAGTTTCTGAATATCTGGATAAATTGGATGACGCCCTAGGTGGTGATAGCGATGGCAATTAGTGAGCTATATACGCCGAAACAAATTCAAGTGCTGAAAACCTTGCGGCGGACGGACTGGCGACTACTGATAAACTATGGTGCTGTTCGGTCTGGTAAAACTGTTGTTGATAATGACGCCTTCTTGATGGAACTGCGGCGTGTTCGTCAGGTTGCTGACAAATTAGGGGTCAAGGAACCAATGTACATTTTAGCGGGGTATTCAAGCAAGTCGCTACAAAACAACGTATTACAGGAACTGACGAATAAATATGACATTAACTTTCAATTTGACAAACATAACTCTTTCACACTGTTTGGCGTGAAGATTGTGCAGACGTTTACCGGGTCCATTGCAGGGCTGGGTGCCATTCGTGGGATGACCTCGTTTGGGGCGTATATTAACGAAGCTAGCCTTGCTAATGAAGAGGTATTCAATGAAATCCTTAATCGGTGCTCAGCACAAGGTGCGCGAATTATTTGCGATACGAACCCAGACGTTCCGACTCACTACTTGAAAGCCAGCTATATTGATAACAAAGACCCAAAGGCGGGAATCGTGAGTTTTCATTTTACAATCGATGATAATACCTTTTTACCCCCACAATACGTTGAACATCAAAAAGCTGGTACGCCGTCCGGAATGTTTTACGACCGTGCAATACTCGGCCTATGGGTATCCGGTGAAGGTATGGTATATAAGGACTTTAACAAGGATTCAATGATTATTCCACGGGCTCAATTGCCAGCAGACTTAACTTACTATGTTGGCGTCGATTGGGGCTATGAACATAAAGGAACGATTGTTGTCATGGCTGATGATCGTGCTGGCAATACTTATTTGATTGAAGAACATACATGTCAGTTCGAAGAGATTGACTATTGGGTGGAAGTTGCCAAGGATATTCAACGTCGCTATGGTCGAAATATTAAATTCTGGGCGGATAGTGCACGTCCCGAACATGTAGCCCGTTTCCAACGTGAAGGACTCAAAGCATTCAACGCTAAAAAATCAGTTTTATCAGGAATTGAGTCGGTGGCTAAGTGCATGAAGCAAGGCCACTTTTTTGTTATCAAAGAAGCGATTGATGCCTTCTTAGATGAAATATACCAGTATGTCTGGGACGAGGCTACGGGCGTACCCGTCAAGCTCAATGATGACGTAATGGACGCGTTACGGTATGCCGTCTATAACACACACGAACGGCTCAAGGCACGGACAATTAAGAAGCCAAAGGGATTAAGAGGATAGGAGGTGAGCGGATGCAGTATGATTTGAACAAGAAGCGCGGGTCCAACGTTGCGATTGACCGTGAATTGGCTGGCAATATTGAAAACCCTAGCTTTGATGTAATTAACTATGCTATCAATCAACAACAGCAACGTATTGACCGTTATAACATGCTGGAACACTACTATGAGGGTAATCAGCACATCTTAAGCCGAAATCTTGAGATGGCGGCTAAGTTGGATCGTGCAGATGAAAAGGTAATGACGAACCACGCCAAATACATTACTGACATGATTACCGGCTTTACAACTGGTAATCCGATATCCATTTCACCGGCGAACGGTAAGGATATTAAAGCCATTACGGATGCTCAGGACCAAATGGATATTGATTCGCATAATACGGAGATGGAGAAAGATTTAAGCGTGTTTGGGTGTGCCTATGAGCTGCTATACATCAAAAAGGTGTCAGACGCAACTACCGAGTTGGCAATTGAAAAAATTGATCCGCGCGGCTGTGTGCTGGTAACGGATGACACGTTGGATAAAAATCCGCTGTTTGGTATTTACTACGTGGAAAAGAAGGACCTGCTTGGTAATGCTAAGGGTTATTTGATTACTGTCTATACGGCCCACTGGATTATTCAGTATCGAACCAAGACAGGACGAGTGCTATCAGATGCTAATTTGGCAAGCAAACCTAAGGCCATTCAACATTATTTTAATGGTGTCCCACTTATTGAGTATCGTAATAACGAAGAGCGTCAAGGTGATTTTGAGCAAACGATTAGCCTAATCAACGCCTATAACGAATTACAGTCAGACCGTATCACCGATAAAAAGAACTTCGTGGATGCCTTGCTGGTAGTCTATGGCTTTACCCTAGATGAGGGCGAGGACGGTGAAGGAGCTAACTTGAAGGACGGTATTCTAGAAGCGCCTGGTAAAGGCGACCAGGGTGCTAGCGTTGAATGGTTGACCAAGAGCTTTGACGAATCACAGCTACAAGTACTTGTTAAGTCGATTAAGGATGACATTCATCAAACGTCTTACGTCCCTAACATGAATGACGAAAACTTTGCAGGGACGATTAGCGGTGAAGCTATGAAATACAAGCTGTTCGGTTTACTCCAATTGTTAGCGACTAAGCAGCGATACTTAACACGTGGAATTCGCCAGCGTCTACAACTGATGCAGAACATTTTAGCGTTTAAAGGCCAGTCAGTAGATGCCTCCGGAGCGACAATTAATATTGTTCCTGATATTCCAGTCAACATGGCGGATGTCATTAGCAATATCAAGAATGCTGAAGGTGTCATTCCGCAATTGGTATCACTCGGGTGGTTGCCTGGGACAAATGACCCACAAGAGTTAATTAAGATGCTGGATCAGGAAAAGGAGAAAGCACTCAAGCTACAGCAGAAAGCTATGGGCGGCGAGCCTGCCACAGATAACGAGGAGGTAACTGCGGATGATTCTGGCAACGTTTCAATTAAACAAAAAGCAGGTAGTGAGTTATCAGATAACGGGCCACGCGAATAGTGCTATTAAGGGCCATGATCTAGTTTGTGCTGCTGTTTCGGTGCTTGGCCAAGCCATCACTAATGAGCTATCTAACGCCACTATTAACGAAAATGGTGGCTTGTTTATTGGATTGATTGAGCCCAGTGCTGATAACAAAGTTCTGTGTGAGACCTTATTACACGGACTACAAGATATTTCAGCACAATATCCTCAGAATTTGCAAGTGGTGGTGAAGGGCAATTAACTCAGAATTGAATAAAATCATTAAAACGATTGGTGTATTTGTGATCGTGATAATTAAAATGCTTGGATTAGTTTCGCTTGGATGGAAGCCAATTACAGGCATTTTAATTTTGCTGTATTTGATGTTATAAGCTCGGAGGTGTAGGAGTGGCGGATGACAAACGCAAGTTAAGTTACTGGCAACTGCGAGCCGTTCAGAGCGAACAGAAATCACATGATGCTGCAACCAAACAAGCGACTATCATTGCGAGGGCGTACATGCGTGCTCAGAACTATTTGACTGGTGAGGTATCACAGATATATAAAAGATATTTTACAGATGGTAAAACGACGGGGTCCGAGGCGCAGCAAATTCTTAACACGAAAGTCAGTCCGACTGAACTAGTAACGTTGCGGGCTCTGGCTGATAATATCAATGATAAAGAGTCGAAGAAGCAGGTTACCAACTATCTATCACGGATGGCAGCTAAGGGCCGTATTACCAGATTGGAAGAGCTCAAGGCTAAGAGCTACATTGCGGTGAAACAAGCGGCATCTGTTGAGATTGAGAAGTCCACGGACCTTTATACCAAGGTAATTCAAGAAGCACTTGATCAGGCAACTAACGAGAGTATTATAGGTGGCTTTGATAAAGACGTCATTCTTCCGGGCGTGAGCGCTGATAGTCAGCCTAAAATGCACACTAGAACTATCTTTGACCCTAAAACGGGTAAAGAGATGGTAATAGTTAAAGTGAACCCTGACGAACCAATAACACGGTTTAAAGAGTTGTCAGGGAAGTACGTTAAGGCTACATTAGATGCGCCGTTTAAAGGCAAGAACTACTCTAAACGGATTTGGCATAACACGGACCAACTAGCCGACCGACTCAGTGAACTATTCACGGCTCAGCAGATGAGTGGTATGCGTGAGCGTGACATGGTACAAGCTTTAGCTAAGGAATTTGGAACTAGCAGTTACAATACGCGACGATTGATTAGAACAGAAGCCAACTACTTTCATAATCAAACGAAGCTCAATGAATGGAAACGACGCGGGGTTAAAAAGTACCAACTGGTTGCCGTGCTAGATATGCGGACTTCAAAAATCTGTCGTAGTATTGACGGCCGTGTATTTAACGTAGATGAAGCGGAAGTGAATGTTAATTTTCCGCCGTTACATCCATTTTGCCGAACTGTCGCAATCATCTATTTGTCAGATAGCCAGTACATGATGCAACGGACGGCGAATGATCCAATTACTGGTGAAAAGCTCAAGCTGAAGCCGGATGCTACTTATCAGGATTGGCGCCAGGCAGTAATCTTAAAGCATGGTCCGCAGGATTTCGATAGTTTAGATAATCGGGTTGGCAATCGTCGGTATGATACTACCCAGTATGATGAATACAAACGGATTTTAGGTGGAGATAACGTACCCGAAACATTCGAAGATTTTTAAACGATGAAGTATAATGACAGTGATAGTTATCAGAACCTGTTGAAAGTAGCGCGCGAGGTTCGGCGCGAACAATTTGCGTTGAACAATGTACACAATTTTGGTGAAGTGCACGGTGTTCCGTATCAACAGGAAGCCAACTCAGTTTTTGACCGTTATGTCGATGGACAACTAGTTACACGAAGATATTATGGTAAGACAGGAAAGGCCCGGCTGGACATTGATTTTACCGACCATGGCAATGCCAAAATACACACGATTGTGCCACATGCGCATTCCTGGTTACACGTTACAAAGAAAAATGGCAAGGTTGTTCCCCGGCGTGAAGAACCTGGGCGGGAATTAACGATTGCAGAAAGGATTGTGAATAAAGATGGTGGTAAGACGAGTAAAAGCTGATTCGGATCACTTAGAGTCTTTGGAGCAACTTCGATTTGCGTTAGATGTTCGTATGGAGGTTCAAATCAAAATCAATGATGTTGAGTGGTACATTGGCTTTGACAGTGAGGGCAAACGTATCATTTCTAAAGATAATGGTGATTTTGATTATCACTTCAAAGATACTGACGACGTTGATGAGATTCTTGATTATGTAATTGATGGCAAGAAAATCCGTGACCAATGGCAAGATATCGTTATTGTTGCAATGTAGGGCGTTCAATCATTTTGATTGGGCGTTTTTTAGTACGACGAGGAGAACACGATGAGTAAAGATAATTCGGATTTAATGCGTTACACCGAGATGGCAATGAAGGGCTTGACGTTTGACGCTGACACGGAGCAAGGCTTTAAGCTCATGACGGATGCATTTCTAACATGTTATGAGGAAGCACTTAATAAAGAATATGATCAAGTAACAGCAATACAAACCGCCACGATGATCCTTTCGACAATGTTCCATCAGGATTAGCATGGATGACCTGAGCACGTCTCTAAACTACTCAAACTAAATAGCATGCGTGGGTCTGATAATGACGCCACGGTCAATTTAGCACAATGTGTGGGGCTCTTAGAGTAATGCACGGGGTGCTTTTTTTGTGGCCTGAGTTATCGGAAATGCGTGGGCGTGGAGGAATTTAATTATGAAAAAGCTACTCAAACTAAAGATGAATTTACAGATGTTTGCTGACGGTGATAATGGAACTGGCGGGGATGAAGGTGGCAATCAGACGGCTGATAGCACGCCTAACACAACCGACGCCAATCAAAATAGCAACAATGACGACTCTGACCAAGACAATCAGGCAGATACGCCGTTTAAATCGTTTGCTAGTGAAAAGGACTGGCAATCAAGTGTTGATAAGCTGATTGCTTCGGCAATTAAAACACATGATGAAAAACAGGCTAGTGAAGCTCAGCAGCAAAAAGATTACGACAAGATGACTGACCTGGAAAAGGCCAACTATGATAAAGACCAATTAACCAAGCAACTTGCTGAATCACAGCGTCATGGAACTATTGTTGAAAATAAAGCCAAAGTGACGGCTCGACTGGGTGCAGACGATTTGCCGACAGCACTGATTGCGGCTTTTGGTGATGATGTTTTAGCAGATGATAAAGGCATTGAAGCGGCTTACACTGCAATGAGCAAGGCATTTACAGAGAGTTTACAGCAAGCAATCGATAAGCGAATCGCAAGCAGTGGGACCACATTGCCGGGTGCTGATACATCCGCAAATAAATCTGAAGGTGCAACAGCAGCTGAAAAATTAAATAACTCGCAAAAGCCAGCAAAGTCCAGTTTATGGGCGACAAAATAGGGAGGTACTAGATTATGGCCTATGTATTTGATAAAGGAACAGTAGAACAAAAGAATTTCATGGCATCTGAAAAGTTCGTATCATTCTCACGGCAGGTTGATGACACCAGTTACGCGGTGAAGACGGATGCTTTTGGACATAAAGTTATTCCAGCCGGCACGATTTATCCAACTAATGACGCTAAGGCGGAAGGAGTCACGATTAATGAAGTGGACGTTACACATGGTCCTCAAATGGTTGGCGTGATTGTTGAAGGCTATTTATTTGGCCAACGCTTACCAGTGGCGCCAACAGCTGAGGCTATCACGGCATTAAAGAAGATTACTTTCACTGATACGGACGCCGCCGCCGTATCACAAGCCTAATTAAAGGAGGAGAAAACAAATGGCTCAAATTTCAGATTTATTCACGCAACATGATTTAATCGATTTTTCATTGAATCGGCAGTATCCAGCGATGCAAGGTGATGAACTATTCCCAGCAATCAAAGTCAACTCACTAACTGTTGATATCTTGAAACGTCAAAATCGAATTCCAGTGATTGCATCCTATGCGGCTTTTGATAGTGAAGCAGAAATTGGCAGTCGGTCTGCCTCGGGCGCTGCCATCGAACTGGCTTTGATTAAGCGCAAGATGCAGATTAAAGAAAAAGATTTGTATGCGATGCTCAATCCGCGGACGCCTGCAGAAGCTAGCTACTTGCAACAACATGTTTATAACGACTTTGATGTGCTCAATCAAGGCGTTTTAGCACGAATTGAAAAGACCGCTATGGACGTTTTAGCAACAGGTAAGACTATTTTGCCAGATGAAAGTGGTAAACTTGCTGTCCAACTTGATTATCAAGTTCCGACTGAACATCAGGAAGCTTTGACTGGAGCTGCTACATGGGATAACGGCGACGCGGATATCCTTGGTGATATTACGCGCTGGTGCGATAAGATGGATATTACACCAACCCGGGCGCTAACTAGTCGGAAGATTTATCGATTGATTACGACTAATACCAAAGTTCTACAAGCCGTGTATGGTAACTCTACTCGGGCACTTGGACAAGCCGACTTTGACACCTTCATGCAGGCACAAGGTTTACCAATTTTTCGGACTTATGATCAAAAATATACCCAAGTCGGAAAAGATGGCAAGATTACCAAGAGTCGTTACTTCCCAGAAAATCGACTTGTCTTAATGAACGATGACCCGATTGGTAATAAAGTGTTTGGACCAACTCCAGAAGAGTTAGCACAATTCAGTGGCCCAGCGCAAATTAACGCTGTGGGTAATGTTTACGATATGATTTATACCGAAACTAATGATCCAATTGGGACTTGGGAAAAAGCCTCAGCAGTTGCGCTTCCAGCGTTTGCCGCGGCGGATGAGGTATTTCAAGCTCAGGTTTTAGCCTAGAGGTGATTGATAATGAAGGTTCGCGTTAAAGATTACCCAATTCGGTATAAAGATACTCGGTATAAAAAAGGTGATGAGCTCAGCATTACGCAAGACGCGTTCAATGATGAGCTTTTTGTTTGTCTTGATAAGCAGAAGGACGAGAAAACTGCCGATAATGCTCAGTTAGAAACAGACGACGAAGAATAGAGGATGATCGTATGGCTAAACCAAGCCCACCAGATAAGGCGGGACAATTGACAAGACTATATACGCGATTAGGTGTTGAGAAAGACACGCCGGATGCTGCGGTGGTTGATGACATCTTTGATGATGCTGTTCAAACGTGCTTGGATTATACCCGGTCTTCACTCTCGACACCGATTCTAATTCAGGCAAAACGGCTTGCCATTATCATGTACAACGAGCAAGGAACAGAAGGCGAAGCATCGCGGTCAGAAGGCGGCGTTTCTCAATCGTTTGAACTGGGACTACCTAACATAATTAAAACCGCGCTAGCACCTTACCGAGTCGCGAAAACGAGGCGATTCTAATGCGCCTTAGACCAACAGACCTGACAACTGTTTATTTACGACAACAACAATCAGGTCACGATGATGAAGGTAATGTCATTACGGCGGGATGGAGCAATCCAATTGCAGTGAGGATGAACATTCAAGCTGCTGGCGGTTCAGTGAATGCGCAAATCTGGGGCAAAGACCTTAAGTACATTAAATCTGGTAAGTATCAAGGTAATCAGATCAATGAAGGTCAACAAGAAAATTGGGGTGTTTGTGTCAATGTTACTAAAGATAGCGAGCCAGATTACGTTATCAATTCGATACAAACATTCAGCACCCATAAAAATATCACTTTAGAGCAACGTAAACGAGGCGAAAAGGATGGCTGAAGTTGAATGGCGTGGCAGTGATAAGCTGAAAGCTCAGCTCAAAAAAATGCCCAGTGTGGTTCACGATGCCATCTGGGATTCTACTTTTGATGTTGTTGAGAAAGCAGAGGGCTATGCAGTCAAAGAACTTCAATCCAGCGTTAAGTATGGAAATGGTGAGTTGGCTCGAAGTATTAAATATGAGGTTGTCGATAGTGATGGCAAGATTGTCGGTCGTGTCTGGTCCGATGACCCAGTAGCGCTATTTCGTGAGCTCGGTACTGGACGAGTGGGTGAGGAGTCGCAAAAAGATTTACCCGATGGATTTACACCAGTGTACAGGCAAACGCCTTGGTTCATTCCTGCTGATGACGTTGATACTGACCTGAGTGAACTGTATGGTATGCCTAAAATCGAAATCGACGGACACACATTCTATCGGACAAGCGGTCAACCCGCCCGCCAGTTTTTAACCCCCGCCGTCAAACAAGCCAGTCGTGAGGCACCAGAGATGATTAAGCAGAGTGTGGAGGCCGCACTCCATAACAAATTAGGGGGTAGTTGATGGTAATTATTAATGTGAAGTCAGTAGTGTATCAAGCACTAACGGCTATACCGGAAATTAAACAGGTCTCAACCACGTACCCAGATAATTTAACGGTGTTCCCAATCGCTGTATACAACACGGCACATAAAGCCTATTTTCGTGATGCTAATCAGCAAGAGTTGCAAACGGAATGGACGATCACAATTGACCTCTTCTTAAAAGAAGGTAGCACAACGGCAATCACGAATAAGCTCATGTCATCATTTGGTGATATGGGCTTTTCAAGCGATGTTGGTGATAGCAATTTAGCGGGTGTGAATCGCACTGTATTACGATTTACTGGTGTTGTTGATAACACTAGTCACCGCGTATTTGAAAGTTGAAAGGATGATTGAAATTGAAAAAGAATTTAACAGTATTTGATTTACAACGATTTGCTGCAGACGCTAGTGCCGGGCTTGCCGGAACAGGGACCAAGCTTGAAATGTCAGTGGATGGCACTAAGTTTGATGAAATTGGCGGTATTAAGACCGTTCCTGACATGGGTTCAGACCCAGAAAATATTGATGTGACTGATTTATCAGATACGAAAAAGAAGTCAGTTCCTGGGATTGAAAATACATCAACGTTAGCTTTTACCTTTGTGTACAAGGGCAGCAACTTTGCAACGGCTTTAACGCACAATGGTGACAATAAGCAATATAAATGGAAGGTCACTTATCCTGATGGGATGACAGCTTCTTTCACTGGCTCATATACCGTCAAAATGGGTAACGTTGCTGTCAACGGAGCACTTGAATACACGATTTCGATTATCATATCGGACGGACCGGACTTTGCAACGGCCAGTAGTAGCGCCGGAGCTTAGAACCGTCACATTTTATCCAGATAATAATTAACTTGAGTAAGAGACGAGTAGGCCAGCAGGCTGATATGAGACGAATAATAAAAATGGAGGAACTACGTTATGACAGTAAAGAAAGCAACTAAGAAGTTTGAAATGGGTGGATTACAACTTGAATTAAAGTTAACAGGCCGTGATATTTTGAATATTGAAAAACGCTTGGGTAAATCTATGATGTCGCTCTTTATGAGTGCGGATGGCGGAATGAAATTGCCACCATTGAATGAAATGCTTATCGTATTGCAAGGTTCGAACCAAACTCACGGCGTTACTGATAACGACATTTTTGCTGCCTTTGAAAAATATTTTGATGAAGGTCATGCCCCAATGGATTTATTTACAGTGCTAACAGACTTATTCCAGGAATCTGGTTTTTTCGGCAAGACAGCTTCGGCTTCGAAGACGAATACGGAATCGGAAGTCACTCTGGACAACGAACCAACGACCGAGACGACACTTTAAGCAATAATTACCAGACTGTTTCTGAGTTGCTAAGTGCTATTTACCCATTGGCCGTGCAATCTGGGATTGATTCTGACCACTTTTGGGAACTTGATTTTGGTGAACTCATGGTTCAAGTAATCGCAAATAATCGTAACCGTATAGATGATATGCGAATGAGAGCGGTAATGGATCACAAGCAAGCTGAGATGATGGCATTTGCTTTGAACGACCCTAGCAAAATGCCATCGGTTGAAGAGGCTTATCCATTTATCAAAACAGTGACTAGTACATCGTCGGATTCTGTTCCTGAATGGAAACGGGACCAGTTGCTTCTAATGCAGCAATCGCAAAAGATTAAGACAGCCCGAAAATTCAAAAAAACTACATAGGAAGGGGGAAACAACGTGGAACTTGAAGAAATTGAACTGCTATTCAAAGTGAACACTGAACAAATGGAACAACAATTTGCCAAGGTTCAACCGATGATTGATAAATTGATGGGGAAGACCGCTGATAGTGCGAAGTCCGGTATGGACAAGACCGAGCAATCTATGGATATTTCAAAAGGCCTGAAAACTATCCGTGACCAGCTGACTCAGTTGAATGAAAACATTGGTTCTTCATTCAATAAAATGGGTACTACGGTTGCTAGTGGTTCGGCTAAAGTTGGCCAGGCCACCAGCAAAATATTTAGCGGTAGTCGTGCAAAAGTCAAACAAGACCTTGAGGGTGTTGTTGCTGAAATTGACGCCAAGATGCAACAAGCACGTGCAGCACAATCCAAAATGCGTGACTTAATGAATCAAAAAACGTCCTTGAATACCGCTCAACAGAATGGGACGCAAGGAATTAAAATTGATAATCAGGTTGCGTCCGCTCAAGCTCAGATGACGCGTTATCAAAACCAAGCTAAAGCCCTAGCCCAATCAATGCGACAAGAATTTAAAGCGGTGCCGGACTCACTGCGGCAGATTTCTAAAGCTATGGATCAAAACGAAGTTAAAATTGAAACCTATCGGCGTCAGTTGAAGGCGTTGCAGGGCTCCTATCGTGATGTTCAGAATTCTATGAAGACGATGGGTGCCAGCGACCGGCTGACCAAGCAAAGCACGGCACTTGAAAAGAGCATCATGAGCACACGCGATAAGATGAACAAGCTCATTAATTCCAATGATAGTCTGAACAAGAGCTATGCTTATGTTTCTGATCGTGGTGACGAACTTAAATCTGTAATTGGTAAGCTCAATACTGAGATGGGTGAATCCGGGACGGCTGCTACACGAGCGGCAATTTCGTATAATCGTTTCGGCAGTGCGGCAAGTAGCGCAATGAATAAAGCATCAGGTTCCGGTAAGGGGCCTTCTAATTGGTTCAGTCGCATTAGCAACGGTATTCAAGGTGCAACAAGCCGGATACGCAATTTTGGAAATAGTAGTAGTTCTTCAATGAACAAAGCCTCTTCTAGTACTAGGCGGACCAGCTGGGCACTGGGCGGCATTGTCCAGCAGTTGAAGTACCTCCCATCACAATTAATCGTATTTGGGTTGCTGTACCAAGGCTTGACGCAACTTGCTACTGGGATGATGACAGCATTTAAGACGAACGCGCAGTTTGCAAGTAGTCTGAATCAAATCAAGGTCAATTTACTGACAGCATTCTATCCGATTTATAACTTTGTTCTTCCGGCCGTGAATGCGTTAATGTCATCATTATCTAAAGCCACATCATGGTTGGCACAGTTCACGTCAGCACTAACGGGTATGAGTTACTCCAAAGCTCGACAAGGTGCGCAGGGCCTTTATGAGCAGTCTAAGGCACTGAATGACACGGCCTCAGCTTCTAGTAAAGCTTCTGCTTCTGTTAAGAAGGCTAACGAAGAGATTCGAAAACAAAACGCTGCCCAGGCAAAGTCGGTTCGTGAGGCTAATGCACAAATACGCGCTCAAAATCAAGCTCAAGCAGCCTCAGTTCGTGAAGCAAATCGACAAATTGCGGAGTCTAATAAGCAAGGTGCAGCCAAAGTTCGTGCTGCTAATGCAGCAATTGAGGCTGCAAATAAACGGTCCCAGGCCTCAATGGAAGCAACCAAGAAAAAGAATAAAGAGCTCATGCAATCTTTGATGGGCTTTGATGAACTGAATGTTCTTGATAAGAGCAATGATGATGAAGACTACTCTTATGATAAAAAGCCAAAGGAGACTTTTACTCCGCAGGAAACACAAACGGCACCAGATTCAACGCCAACACAAAACGCACCGGAAAGTACGCCACTGCAATCGACGGATGGTACTGATGCTGGAGCTGGTGATGATGGTGTCAATTTCGGCGTACCATTAGGTCATCCATTCAACAGCGCAACTGATGCAGCTAAAAAACTGCAAAAAATTTTAGGTGAGCTGTTCGACCCAATGAAGGCAGCTTGGGACGCCAAGGGTAACTCAGTAGTGGATGCTGCTAAGTATGCTTGGAAAGAGGTTGAACGAGCGCTCAGCGATGTTGGACGATTGTTTATGCATGTATGGGACAACGGCACTGGTCAGAAGACAGTAGAAGCTATCTTACAGCTGTTATCAGACATGCTTAACATTATTGGTGATATTGCCAAAGCGTTCTCACAAGCATGGGAAGGTGGCGGCGGTCGTGGTACTAAGCTAGTCCAAACTATTTTCAATTCGCTGAATAATGTATTGAAACTGATCCACGACATTGCGACTTCTTTCCGGAACGCGTGGAATGGCGGCAATTTAGGCGAACGTATTTTTGCGAACCTGATTAAATTAGCTACTAATGTTGCACGAATTATTGGTGATATTGCTAAAGCATTCGACAATGCGTGGACCCATGGTAATACCGGTACTAAGCTCATTCAGTCGATTTTAAATATGCTGAATGAGGTCATCAAAGTATTGAATAACATTGCGGTAGCATTTCGTAATGCTTGGAATAGTGGTGCGGGTGAGAAAATTGCATCAAATCTCTACAAGATATTCACAAACATCTTTAATACTGTTAGTGCACTTGGCAGTCAATTTGACAAGGCTTGGCAACATGGTGGCGTCGGTACATCTATTTTTAAAACGCTGCTCGGTATGGTTAATGATATGTTGGGTGCGTTAAATGACATGGCAGGAGCAACAGTTAAGTGGGCTTCTAAACTTGACTTTACGCCCTTACTGCAATCGATTGATAGATTACTAAAAGCGATTAGACCAGTAGTCAAAGACGTATGGAATGGTTTGGATTGGGGATATCAAAATATTCTGTTACCATTGGCCAAATACACGATTACTAATTTAATCCCAACGTTCTTCGATGCATTAGCTGCGGCGCTTAAGTTGGTTCACAGCATTATTCAAGCTTCACAGCCAGCATTTAAATGGATATGGGATTCGTTCCTAAAGCCATTAGCAAAGTGGACTGGTGGAGTTATCGTTGGCGTGCTTAAGAAGTTAGCAGATGCATTAGGCGGGATTTCCAGTTGGGTAGATAAACACCATATGGCCGTTGAAGCAATGGCGAAAGTCTTAGTAACTATGTTTGCGTTTAAAGTAACAATGACGGGGCTAAGCAATGGAATAGGACTACTTGGAAAATTAGCTGATAAAGCGGCTATTATTGGTGGTAAAGGTCATGTTCTCAGAGAATTTTTTAAAGGGATTACTGGAATTGATAAGCTAGAAGAAGCTGTTGGCAGCGTGAAGACATTATGGTCGCTTGCAAAAATGAAGTGGTCAGATTATGCTACTGCATTAGCAGATGGTTGGAAGGCGCTCAAGAGTTGGTCTGTGTGGTCTAAACTGGCTGCTGTTGGTCAAGCTGCATTGAATGTAGTTATGGACGCGAATCCAGTAGCATTAGTGGTATTGGCTATCGCTGCATTAGTTGCTGGATTCGTCGCGCTATACAAACATAATAAGAAATTTAGAGATTTTTGTAATTCTGTTTGGAAGAATATAACCAAATGGTTTGGTGATTCAATCGATTGGATTTCTAAAAATTGGACTAAAATAATCGGTTTTATTATTAATCCGGTTGGCACGATTGCTTCCTGGTTCCTTAAAGATACAAAAACAGGTAAGAATATTCTTAAATGGGCATCGAAATTACCGGGTAAAGCCTCCGATTGGGCTAAGAGTGTTGGTAAAAAGGTTGGGACCCATATAACTAATGCTAAGAAGGATTTCCAACAAGCAGGAAAGAATATTGGTAATTGGACTACTGGGTTTGTTGGCGGTGCTAAGAGAACTGTTAACACTTGGGCATCGAATATTGGCAACGGTGTTCATAAGAAAGTTTCTGATGGTAAAAAGGCCGCTCAAGAAGCGGGTAAAAAGATTGGTAACTGGACGTCTGAGTTTACGAGCAAATCTAAAGGTGCAATCGTCGGTATTCGAAAATGGGCATCAAATATCGGTAGTAATGTTAATACTAAAGTCGAAGATGGCAAACGATTAGCCAAGAATGCGGGTAGTAAGTTAGGTTCATGGGTTAATAACTTTAGAACTGGCGCAAGTAAGACTGTCTCTAGTTGGGCTGGAAGTTTAGGCTCGAAGACTAATTCTGGAATGGGGAGTTCTAGAACGGCTGCGTTAAGAGCCGGTACTCAGTTAGGTAATTGGGTTGCTTCGTTTAGAACTGGCACGGGTAAAACAATTGCAAAATGGGCCGGTGGTTTAGGCGGTAAAATTGGTGGCGGTCTTTCATCTGGTTGGAAGTCTGTAAAAAAGGGTTCTGCGGATGTTGCTAATGCAATTATTGGTACGATTGGAAAAGCCGTTAATGGCGTTATCGATGGCATTAAATGGATTCTCAATCACGTAGGCGCCTCCAGCAAAGCAAAGTCATTGAGCCACTGGAGTGTTCCGTCATTTGCAACTGGTGGTCGCCATAAAGGTGGTCCAGCAATCGTTAATGATCAGGTTGGTGATAAGTATCGTGAAGCATACAAGTTACCAAATGGACGAACAGGTCTTTTCCCAGCAGTTCGCAATATGATGGTCAATCTTCCGAGAGGTACTCAAATTCTCAATGCGGCACAAACGGCTCGTAAAGCAACAGCAATGGTGCCACACTATGCCGGTGGTATTGGAGACTTTGATTTTGACTTTTCAAGTATTGGTAACTTCAATTTGCCAAGTTTCAACTTTAGCATGCCGAATTTTGGTGATTTGTTCAGTGGTATAGGGGACAGTGTAGGCAGTTTTGCCAATGGTGTGAAAGATACGGCAAGTGATATCTGGGACGATGTCACGCACCCTGAAAAAGTATTGAAAGCTGCTATGAACAAGTTTGTTAAATTTACCGGCTTAGGCGGCTATCCGCTAGATGTTGCTAAAAGTATGGTGGATTTTAGTGTTGATAGTGCTAAAAGTTGGGTCGGTAAGATTCTCAAAGAATACGGCGAGAGCGAAGGACCAAATGGTGGTGCAATCACTCATTCAATGATTAGTCGCGCACTCGAGATGACTAAAGTTCCTAAATCGCGGTGGTCAAAGATGCAACACGATATCATTGAAGTGGCTAAGTCAGAGACCGGGAATCGAAATATTACGCAGACAATTACTGATGTGAACTCGCTAGCTGGTAATCCTGCAGGTGGACCACTACAGTATGTCAAGTCAACATTTGATGCATTTGCTTTCCCTGGACATCATAACTTCAGATCATCATTTGACCAAGTATTGGCTTATCTGAATAACTCAGACTATTACAATGCTGCTGGTCATACAGTCATTTGGGGCACGCCTAAATTTGATTGGTTGCACAGTGGACCGATTGGGCACCGCCGTTTTGCTAATGGTGGTCTTGTTGATGCTCATCAAATGATCGAAGTGGCTGAACAGAATAAGCCGGAAATGGTTTTACCTTTAACTAACATTCCACGGTCAATGCAATTGATTAAGCAGGCACTAAGCTTCATGGGACAAACGTTCAGTGATGGCCTACAAATGCCCACAGCTTTAACTCAGTCGATGGATATGAGCAACCTGGCTAGTCAGCCAAGTAGTACAAGTACACAGAGTGTGAATAGTGGCGGCATTAACGAGCTCGGAACAAGCATCGTTAATGCGATTGTACAGGGCTTACAAATGACAAATGTTGGCGGCAGCATGAACAATCAACCAATCAATGTGAACTTGACGTTGCAAGTTGGCGATGAGAAGTTCGGTAATGCTGCTATTAAAGGCATTAACGCGGTAAATCAGAAGAATGGTAAAAACATGTTGAGACTATAGGAGATGGTTACGATTGACATATTCACTGAAGATTGGTGGGACAGTGGTTAAAGCACCACAGTCCCTAGAAGTTGCAATTCAAGATATCGATGCAAAAGCATCACGTGACGCGAATGGACTTTTGCATCGAGACCGTGTCGCAATCAAACGCAAGTTAACAGTAAAATGGGGGCCGCTAACACTGGCCGAGAATAGCACAATACTAAAAGCTGTCTCTGGACAGTTTTTTTCTTGCAGTTATTTAGACCCACAAGAAGGTGCAGTAGTGACCAAAACATTTTATGTTGGTGATCGGACTGCACCGATTTATACACTTAATCCAGTGACATCAGATTATATTTGGCAGAATGTTTCAATGGATTTCATTGAACAGTAGGCGGGTGAAAATTAATGATTAAGCAATCTGATTTAGCTCTCGCTGCATGGAAGGCAACTGAACGGACGTTGGATGCAGTTGTCACAATTAACAAGATTGACTATAAAACGACAGATATTGCATCCATTTCATATGACGCAGGTGGCTATACTGGAGATACGTTTGGTATTGGCTCGAATTATGAAAACAGTGTGACAATTAAGTTTTCGCACTTAATTGAAGGACTTAAACCCGGCATGACGGTATGGCCTAAGATTGGTATAAAAACATCTAATGGCTATGAGTATAGCTCGCTTGGTCTTTTTATCGTATCAGATGACATTCAAATGGACCGAAACAACGATGAGACAACAATTAAGGCATATGACCAGATGTGTCTATTGGAGGGTACCTACACTTCTAAGTTAACTTACCCTGCGAAAATGACCAGTGTGATTGCAGAAATTGCAAATTTGGCTGGCGTGTTACTCAATACAACTGACATTAGTCGTTTGCCTGTACAAGTTAACTTACCGAGTGCTATTACCGGTCAAACGTATCGAAATGCAATTGGCATGATTGCTCAATTTTATGCTGGATTTGCAACGTTTGATAGGGACGGCAAATTAACAATTCGCACGATTACAGAGCCAGATTATACATTAGACCCGAGCCAATATGAACAAGGTGGCTTAACAAAAAATGAAGCACCATACAAAATTGGCGGTATTCAGTGTGAGGTCACAACGACTACTACGGATTCAACAGGTCAGAGTACCGAAACTACAAACACGCTTCAAGTAGGGGCAGCGTCAGGATCACAGATTAAACTCACCAACAATTTGATGACAATGGATCGTTTAGCATCAATATGGCAACAGTTACAAAGCTTGACCTTCTACCCTTTCAGTTTGAATTGGTTTGGCAATCCTGCAATAGAAGCTGGCGATTGGCTAACACTACAGGATACTAAAGGAAACAAGTTCAACGTGCCTAATAATGGTTATACTATGACGTTTGATGGCAGTTTGTCTGCTGTTTCTAAAGCAGATCAGGCCTCAACCTCTAGTAGTAGCTATGCTTGGCGAGGCGAGCTATCACAATATGTTGCTGACTTAGGTGGACGGCAAGGTGCTTCAGGTAACTATATCTATGGTACAGATACAACTGAACCGCCATACGGAGCTAAATTTAACGATATCTGGTACAAGCAGAACGGTAATAAAGTTGAATTGTGGACTTACGAGCGTCAGGCAGATGGAACTGGTAAATGGGTACTTACTGTGTCGGACGCTACTGGGGAAGAAGTGAAAGCAAAAGTTGACCAAGTGGAACTGGAAGCTAAGGCTAGTACAGATGCAGCTAAAGCGGCCAGTGATAAAGCTGACCAGCTTGCGGCCAAGTACGATGATACGAATGCACTAGCTCATCAAGCAGTAGACAAAGCTGTAAGTGCCCAAAGTGACGCTAGTTCTGCAATTGCTACAGCAAACTCTACAGCTTCGGGATTTGGTAAAGTTGACCAAAAGGCTGACAGCGCCTTAACTGCTGCTTTAAATGCCCAAACAAATGCTAGTACAGCAGTATCCCAAGCATCGTCCGCTGCAGCTGATTCTAAAGACGCCAAGCAAATTGCTGGAGCAGTCAGTCAGAGCTATAAGACATTGACTGATGGATCAACTATGACCATTGCTGAACTAGAGAATGGTTTAGCAACAAAATTAACTAAAACTGATCTTGATGGCTATGCAACTCAAAGTTGGACCCAAAATCAGATTAAAGTTACTGCTGATGGGATAAATGCTACCCTGTCTAGTGTTAAAAGTACCGTTGACGGACATACAACCAGTATCAATGATCTTCAAGCAGACTCAAATTCATTTAAGAGCCAGTTTATGACTGTTAACAATACACTTGGTAAGCAAAACACCGATATTGGCAACTTGCAAGTATCTTCAAAAGAACTGACGACCGGGTTTAATACGTTAATAAGTGACAATACGACTAATAAGAATGATATTAGTCAACTTAAACAGACTGCTACTGAAGTTAGCAGCACTTTAGAAACTGTTCAAACACAGGTTCAAGATAGCGCTGTGGGAACTAACTTGATAATTAATTCTAATTTTTCATCTGGACTAGACCATTGGGCAACAAATCAAGGATCTAATTCAGATTGTAAAGCAGTGGTAACAACTGATTCCAACGGAGATACTTGCGTTCATATCACTGGAACTGGAACTTCATGTGGCTTATGGTGTGGTCCAGTATCATTTAACCAAAATCAACTAGCTACTGGATCGGTGTTAGCAAAAGGAATTGGTACACTCAGTTTGGTTGGGCTTGAAGGTAGACCGGCCTCTAATTTTGGCACAATTTCAACTGAATCTTATTCTAAGGTTAGTACAACAACGCAGGCTAGTTCCAGAACAAACATGTTTACTATTTATTTCAATGCTGTTAATGGTGTAGTAGATATGTATATTAAGTTTGTCAAGCTTGAACTCGGTTCGAATGCTACTGATTGGTGCCTTAATCCATCAGAAACTGCTACGGTTACTGCTCTATCAAAGCTTTCGCAAACTGTTGACGGTATGAAATCTGATATTTCTAAAAAGATTGAACAGAAGGATCTTAACGGATATGCTACCCAGACCTGGACACAGAATCAGATTAAGCTAACTTCTGATAGTATCAGTGCAACTTTGTCGAGTGTTAAAACTACGGTTGATGGACATACCACGAGTATTAATACTTTGAAGGCTGATTCTAGTTGGTTTAAAGCTCAATTTGTTACCGTCAATGACACTCTGGGTAAGCAAACTAAGGACATTGGAACTCTTCAGGCGACAAACAAATCTTTGGTTGCTAGTTTTGATTCTTTAAATGCTGATAATGCCGTTAACCAGCACAATATCAGTCAGTTACAGGCGAGTGCTACTACGTTTAATAGCACTTTAGCTACTGTTCAACAACAGGTTACTGATAGTGCTGTAGGGATTAATTTGTTACGGAATACTAAAGATTATTCGGATTGGTCCAAATGGTCTGGAGAAGGAAACGTAAATCCTACAATTGTTAGAGACTACGCGTTCACAGACTTGATTCAAATTACTGGATTGACTAACAGCGGAAAATTTAGCGCAAGCATGGCAGGGGGAGGCCCCGTATATTTGGTTACCGGACAAAGCTATACCTTCTCAGTCTACGCTAAAGCATATACAAAGTCTGGTGCTGGCTTAGGAATTAATCTAGGCCTTTACGGTGACTATACGTCTCAAATGCAAAATGGTAGTGGACTATTTATAACTAAGTTTACAAATGGTGACTGGTATCGATACAGTGTTACTTTTGTGGCCAAAGGCTCTGGTCCTTTTGGGGGATGGAGAGTTCTAGCATCATCTACTGATTCTTTAGACGACTTAATATCTATTTATTTGTGGGGATTAAAATTAGAAAAAGGTACAATGGCTACTAATTATAGTAATAACCCGGCAGATGATGCTAGCGCCATTGCCGTTTCCAGTATCTCTCAAACTATTGATTCCATTCAAACAACAGTTCGTGGAAAAGTGGATAATGACGTATACCAGTCCAAGGTAACCCAATTGAATAACCAGATAACTTCCGTTGTAGGAAAAGTTGATACCTTTGGAACCAGAAATTTTGTAACTAACTCACAATTTCAGTACGACTATCTGAATGGACAGTCTTGGACCGGTGGGACGACTGACATTTGGTATAAGTCGGATTTTGCTTGGTCGTGGGTTAATGGGTATCAAGGCATTTGCATTAATAAACCAGTAACGACGGATACCAATACTTGGTACAATTTGTTCTCAAGAAAGATTGTTATTGGACAAGATATCTCAACCCCTTGGTCGGCTAGTGCTTATGTAAATGTTGATACCATTGGCCATAATGCGATACTTATTGTTGAATTTTACGACACTAAGGGTAATCGTATTGGATATAAGGAATCGCGGAAAAACACCCGTGGACTGGAACTAAGGAAAGTTGAAAATGTGGTTCCTCCGGCTGGAACTGAAACCGTTTGTCTTTCGTTTCGTGTTCATGGTGGTGGCCATGTTGCTATGATATGCCCAATGCTCAATCAAGGAGCTACTGCTGCAGCCTATGTTCCTGATAATGTAAGTAATGCAGAACTTGAGCACGCATATTCTGCTATACTTCAAACTAATGACCGGATTAATCTTCGTGTTGAAAAGAATGGGGTTATTAACGCAATTAATATTTCCCCTGAAGGAACCAAGATATACGGTACTAAACTGCATATTACGGCGGATACCTACATTGATAATGCAATCATTAAGAACTCCATGATTGAAAGCATAGATGCTGGTAAAATTACTGCAGGTACTATCAATGCTGCGCATATAAACGTAATCAATTTGAATGCGAATAATATAACGACCGGTACAATTAAAGGCAGTAACCTATCAATTAATCTGAATACTGGTAATGTTGAGTTCCAGGCGGGACGTATCCATTCGTCTGATAATGCAATTGATATTAACATTAATAATAAGTATATCTCAGTTGCTGACAAGGATAATCGTGTATTTATATCTGGTGGGGAAATTCAAATGATCCAACCGACATTATTCTCAAGTCAATCTACGCCGTATGTTCGCATCAGTAACGCTCAGGCGGGGGCCTCATGGGGTGGTGCAACGTTCTGGGGACGTGACTATTTTGTGGTCACTAACGGAGCTAACGATGGAAATATCTTTACTTCGCCAATGGGAGAAGAAAAGTTCGCAGGTATTTCTGGAGGGCATTCGACCTCCGGATGGCAAGTAACCAAGATCGGCGGTGCGGAACGGGGTGTGCTTATATCCGGTGGTCGTGAATTCACTGATGGCATAGGTCTCTCACCGTATATAAGAGTTGGTGATCCTGGTCATGCAGGGACAGGTCTACATGGTTCTAACATCAGTATGCAGGCTAGTTACATTTATCTAAAGAGTACCCATTCAACATCTCATGGCGCAAACGCCTATTTGGCCCCAGACGGTGCATTAGTTCCGTCGAACTCCGCCGCTAAGTACAAAACAGACATTGTTCGATCATTTGAAACTGGGATGGGGGACAAACTCCTAGAAGTTCCAGTTGCGCATTGGAAAGACAAAGAAGAAGTACTATCCAAGACGCTCAATCCTAGTGCTAAAAATCCAGAAACTTACTTTGGAATGATCGCCGATGATCTGGATGATGCTGGTCTGAACGAACTTGTTGAATACGATGACAAAGGGGCAGTCAGGGGTATCCAGTATGACCGAGTCGCATTAGCTCTTATCCCGTTGATTCGTAATTATCGGGATCGTATAACTGAATTAGAAACTAAAGTCAAATAAATGAAAGAGGCATAGTTAATTATGACAGCAAGAAAAGAAGAAGTAACATTCACAAATGGGCAACTGGTGACCATTGGAAACACTTTAGCAGCGTTCAAGCTTAAAGGTCGAGCTTCTCTTGGGCGCACCTGGTTGATCAATCATCTTGAAGACCTAAACAAGCAATTTAACGCTGACCAATTAGCAACACAAAAGAACTTTTTTAAAACAGATGAAGCCGGAGATTTTATTTATCAGAAAGACAAAAAGACTCTAATTCTGAAAGATGACTACACCATGGACGAAGCTCAAAAAGAGTTTGATCAATTAGTTAACGAACCTGTAAGCATTGAAATCAGCTCATATTCTGCACGAATGAAAGCTTTATTTCATGCACTTGAGGACTATCCATATGAGATGGAAGGGCAAGTAGCTCAAGTATACGCATTAGTATTTGATCAGTTCGATAAAGCATATGGAAAAGGGGAATAATGATGGAATTATTAAACACTAGCATCTCTTATAATATAGATGGAACTGGTAATACGAGCTCTGTAATTGCAGGCCTTCGTGGTGAAGTAGAAGGTCGAGTAACTATTACAGCAAATGTCACTATTTATCCGACTGACTTAGCTAAAGATGAAACTTTCGATGATCTAACCAAAAAAGAATTATCCAAACGTGCGGTGGATAAGATTCCATCAGTAATTGACTCTCTAATTGCAGTTAATGGTGGGTGGAGTTTTACTGCTGGCAAGATTTCATCGGTATCCACTCAATTTAATCAGTCTGAAACTGGCACATATGTGAATGCGAATGTTACTGCCACTGAATCAGATTTTTCAGATAAGAAGTTAGACGATGTTACGATGTCGGAGGCGCAGAGTGTGCTGCAATCCATTCTTAAGAATGAATTGCCAACATCATAAGTATTAAGTGAAAGATGAACTTTGAAGAGATGGTGAATTGAAAATTAATAAGTTAAAACGACTAGGCCAGTGTATTTTAGGACGCTTTTGACCGTTCAATCAGGAATGACAAATAGGAGGTAGACAATTGAATAAGCACAAGTTAAAGGCACTCATCTTAACGGTGGGCGCCATTTTTATGGCCTTTTTAATGGTCAATGTTACCAGTCAGGCTTCAACTAGCCGTGACCAAGGGGTTGATTGGTCTAAGTTTCAAAGCAATAGTGGTGTATTCGGCTATAGCACCGATAAGTTTGTATTCTCGCAGGCTGGTGGCTTTTATGGTGGCACTAATATCCCTCAGACTACTTATGCTAGCCAAGTTAAATCAGCTCAACAGGCTGGTAAACGGGTGCACACCTATTTATGGGATGGTGTTGGTGGCAATATGACCAATGCCAAGGCAATGATGGCCTATTACTTGCCACGAGTTAAGACGCCTAAGGGTAGTATTGTCGCACTAGACTATGAGGACGGTGCTTCTAATAGCGTGACAGCCAACACTAGCGCCATTCTAGCTCAGATGAAGCTGATTAAGGACGCTGGCTTTACCCCAGTGTTGTACTCCGGCAAGGCCTATCTCAACGCCCATGTTAATGTTAGCTTGATTTTGAAAGCATACGGTAGTTGCTTATGGGTACCTGAGTATCCAGACTATCTGGTTAGAACTAAGCCGGATTATAACTGGTTCCCATCAATGGACGGCGTGGCTATCTTTCAGTTTACAAGCATGTATAAAGCAGGCGGATTAGACGGCAATGTCGATTTAACAGGGATCACTAAATCAGGCTATACAACTGCTAGCAAGAAACAAGCTCAAGCCAACGTTAAGGAAGCTCAGGCAGCTAAGCAGGCCACCTTTAAGGTTGTTAAATACAACCAGCGAGGCGTGTTCTATCCTAACCGGACTCTGGCCGTACGATACACGGATAGTGACAAAGTACGTCAAGTTGCTACCTATTACAAGGGTGAGAGTGTAACTTACAATGCCGTCATTATCGAACACGACTATGTATGGGCACGTTACACCCGTTCAAATGGCCTATACGGCTTCATTAAGCTAGGCGTCACCAACGGGCCAGCCTACGGGAAGCGAGTTACTGGTCAGCTGGTTAGTCATACGTATTACACAGTCAAGTCCGGCGACAACTGGTGGACAATCGCACAACGCAACGGCCTGAGCATGACTACATTAGCTAGCCAGAATGGAAAGTCAATTTACACCACTATCTATCCTGGCCAGCGATTGGTGGTGCGGTAATGGCACAATACGACGATACAACCAAGTTATTAATGGATATTCAAAAGGATGTGGCCGCCACCAAAACGAAAGTTGAGAACATCGAAGAAAAGCTGAATCAAGTTGACGATATTGGCGACAAAGCGGACAAGGCGCTGGCCAAGTCCATCGAAGCTAGCCATCAAATTGACCGCGTTACAACTATTCAAAATTGGCTGATCGGTGTCTTGGTTAGTGGCGTGCTTGTCACGTTAGTTATTTATATCGCAGAAAAGTTCCTTTAGGAGGGAAAATAATGACAAAATTTTTAAATGTAATTCAGGCAACACTCAAAGCTAACTACAAGAAGCCTGCTTATTGGGCCCAGATTATCGGGTCCGTGTTGATTATTGGCTTAGCTGTCGCAACGGTCTTTTTTGGTGTTAGGATTGACGCTAATGCAGTTGTGTTAGTGATTACCGCCGTGGGGGCAATCCTAGCTTTTGTCGGGGCAATTACGGATAATTCTATTTTGGAAGATACCGGCAACACGATCAAGACCAAGTCGAGCACGTTAGCTTCTACGGAACAAACGGTCGTGGAAGCCTTGGCAGAAGCTCAAGCTAAGATTGAAGCAGCTAACTCAGCAGTAGCTAGTCAAGCCGAAGCCCAAGCATCACAAGCGGTGGTGGCGGCTTACAGTCAAGCGGCTAGCGCGGCAGCAGTTGGTGACACGGCCACGGCTAGTTCAGCAGCCACTTTAGCGTCATCGCTAGCGGCTAATTTGGATAGCAATGCGCAACCAGATGCTGAAACGGCGTCAGAATCCACCTCACAAGCAGGCGAAAAGTAGTATAATAATTGTGAACTGTTCTAGTCCCTTACGTTTCGGCGTGGGGGATTTTTTTATGGCCGAGTAGTTCACATTTGCGGAAATATACAAAAAGGACCAGCCAAGACTGGTCCAATGCTTAAAATAAAATAGGTGTTCTTCTCCCTAAAGACTAAGAGAGAATACTGGTAATTATACACCAAAGCGAATAAATGTAAAGAGTCTTATAGATTACTCCGAGTATTGAAATATAGGTTAATAAGCTTTGTCGCTTCTCTATCAAGCTTTACAGAATAGCAAGTAATAAGTATAATATTAATTGTCTCTAGTGTAGTTTCTAGATGATAGTTATAACTTGATTAATTCCCCTGCGCTTCGGCGTGGGGAATTTTTTGCGTAAAAAGCCGCCTGCTGTAAAGGTAGATGGCTAATACATAAGAGAAAGTATCTCAGCGAAAAACGAAGCAAACAGATGCAATGTTAACACTTTGCCCTTTAGTAAAAAATGTAAAGTCATTTGTAAAATCCCACACTAGCCTTAATTGGCTGGTGTGGGACTTTTTTTGTGTGTTTGAGATAATAGGTTGGTATATAATAGTGGATAAAGCAAAACATCAAAAAAAGGACCAATATTAAATTAATTTGTGCTCTTCCACGATTTGTAAATTAAAAATCTCTCTTTTTCAGAAATGGCTTATAAATGGCATTTATAGCGTGCTACCCTTGATGGTATAACTACCGTGCGGGTGATAAGTCGACGTCGGTAGATAAAAAGAGAAGCGTCATAATGCTGGTATATCAGCATTATGACGCTTCTCTTTTGCTAATTGGTATCAAATTAAAACCCCAATTTTGCGTTTTGGCTGTTGTGATCACAACAGCACTGTTAAGCGCTCATAAAAAAGGGTTTTGGGATCGTGTCACAAGTAAGGGTCCTATGAATTAATTATTACTCGTTAATAGTGTCTGAAAGGCCGTTAGCGACATTCCAGGTACGACCCGTTGTCGAGTGAGATTGTATGGGTTCTGTGTGCTGGTGGCGATGCCAGGTGCCGTTGATAGGGCATACTGATAGCCAGCCTGTTTATCGGCTTTAATGGTCTGCTGATTAGCACGGCCGGCTGGGTAACAAATAACTTGTGTGTTCTGTTGTAAATTATGATCGAGCCATTTTTTGGAACTTGATAATTCCGTAAGTTGAACCTGGTAAGTTAAATTATTTAAATCCAGATGGCGAACGGTGTGACTTTGAAAATCAATATTACCGGATGCTTGCATCCGCTTAGCATCAGCTAAAGTTAAGTGGTTTTTCTTATGGGTAAAGCCGGTAATAAAATTAATGGTGGCGTGTTGGTGCGTCTGTTTCAAAATTGGCCAAGCTGCTGTCATGTTATCTTTATAGCTATCGTCGAGTGTGATCCAGACAATCTTCTTTTGTGGAATTCGCCGATGTTTGAGCGCGTATACGGCTTCATTGGCAGTCAGCGTTCGGTAGCCGTGTGCCTTTAGATAAGTCATTTCAGTTTGAAATTCTTTGGCGGGGACACGTAACTGGTTCCCGCTAGAAATACTGTGATACATCAAAATAGGCAAGTGAACATCTTTGACGGTATGCCAATGTTGATAAGGCCGTGCTTGTGCTTGGTGTTTAGCCGAGCTGTGAACGCTTTTAGCGCTAGTCTTAGATGATTGACTGCTGGCTTGTTTAGTTGCCGGTGAAGCCGCCTGACAGCCTGCTAACAGGCCGAGCGCGACGCCGAGACCTAATACAAAGTTGATACCCCGCATGTGCATGATAAATCCCCCCATGATTTAAAAACTACTTCCTATTCTAATAGAATAGCATGCAAAGCGCGATAATTATTGAATTATTGTTAAAATAATTTCCTTAATGTTTAAGGAAAATCGAATTTGATTAGTAATCGTTTAAACTGATTAAGAAAGCCTAGTTAGGGTAGCCAGAGGAGCTTTACTCCGATACGATTAATAAAATAATTAATTCGGGGGATAGTATTTATGAATAAAAAAAGGGCTATTTGGTTGGCGGCGATTATTATGATGATTAGTGTAGGTACATTGTTAATTGTACCGACGATGACGAAGAATCAGGGGAGTGAGCTGGCAATGGCGGTGGATAACTTAAACCCATTTGTTAAGGTACAAACGGTCTATGGTCGGACTAATCAGGCAATCGGCCACTCGACTGGTCAGATGGGCGAAGATATCTATACCTATCGAATGCTGACCAGCGATGCGCAAGGTAAGCAACGCTGGTTGACATTTACCGCAGATCACCGGCTAAAGCAACGACACTATTTAAAGATTGAGACGAAGGGACAAAACGTGAATTCATGGGAGGCCGTTGCGACAAATCAGGTACCTCAAAATATACAAGAAGTATTGGCTTAA